AAATTGTTGGTAACGCCATTGCTTAAATCAACTTGACTCCAAGCGGGGTTATTGCTGGTGCCCGTGTTAGCCAGATAACGGGTAGCACTGGTATTTTTGGCGAGTTTGGAAAACGTGTTAGCGGCAGAACCATATAGCACATCGCCTTGCGCTAGGGAGGTCAGACCCGTGCCGCCATTGATCACAGAAACCGGGATAGACAGGGCAATCGTGACCGCCGCGGATCCGTCATAACTTCCCCCCGTGAGCCCTGTGCCTATCGTGAGCGGAAAAGTCGTCGATGCCGTGACAGTACTATTTTGCCCCAGGCTAATCTGCACGCCGTTTAGGGTGAAGGAACTTTCTGGAACGGGTGCGTTTAAGAGTTCATTGACTTGATGTTGCAGTGTCGATAGATCTACTGAAACAGACTGCGCTTGTAATTCCTCGACTTGTTTGCCCAATTGTTCAATTAACCCAGCATCTAGTTGCGCGTTCGCTGATACGCTACCTAATAAGTCATTTATCTGCGTAACCAGCGCTTGAAGTTGAGCTAAGTTGTCTGGAATCGTTTGCGTCGCCACAACAAACAAATTCTCAAATGCACGGATCGTTCTTTGATCCAACAAAAAACCCGCCAACTGCTGGCGGGTTATATTGATCGGCGCAATGTCAGGCACTGAGCGCCTCCACATCGATTTCTAATCGCGCGATGCTTAAATGCGCATCGCTATTGCCTCTAAATTTTTGAATGCGCCAATTGCGCATTAGACCTTGACCAAACCACGTCAACCGTCTTAAGCGATTGCCAATCATCCCAGCACGCCGGGGTCTTTCTTGGCTCCAGGTGATGCCATCGACACTATAAGAGGTCCAAATAGTCGGATCGATTCCCAACTCAACGCGACCCGGCAAACAAACGAGCTCTAATTCATTAAATTGCGCCCCGTTGCTTTCGTTATAAATGATGCCGGTTTTAAACTCCCAACCGACAACTTGGTCGTAATGACTGGACGACTCTAACGTAAGATGACCATAAGTGGTGCTTGTTGGGTCGGCGCACAACCATTTGTCGTAACACCACACAAAATTGGCGGCGCGGTAGGCTAAGGGTGTTGCCAGTCCACTATCTAAACTAAACCAAATTGGTTGGTTCAGCATGCTACTAGCTATGCCGTTATAGACTAATGTTTGATCCGGCAAGCGCACGTAAAGTAATTGCTGGTTATCCGTCACCCGAACTTCTAGTAACGCATTACTTAATGTACTTTCTGAATAGCCTTTTAAAGTCTGTTCAATCGCACGAGTAGAAATGCTTTGCGATGTGCCATTGTTAGCGACATATACCCCAGGCGATTCATTGCGACCGGAGCCTAAAAAGGCAATCATTTCCATGAACACTACACCGCAGCGCGCTCCCATAGCACCACGCTGAATAACAGCCCCGTTCACGCGTTGAAACGGGAAATGATCGCCGCCGACATTGTTAAAAACCTCAATGGTGTAACGGTTTAACGCATAAGCTTCACCTCTTAGTTTAAGTAGGCATTCGATATCATCTGGGTCTTCTTCGGATGAGCCGTATTTGAGTGGATCAACCGAAGTGGGATCATCCAAATTAGGAACAACCAGATTTTTTTTGTCGGTTGTCATGAAGTAGCCGTCTATCCACATAAAATCATAGACCGGTCCTAAATCTGGGTCGGTAACTTGAGTCAGTACCCCGTCTTTGTAGTAATAAAACCGCGCGCCCGAGGCAATCGCCAAACGGTCAAAGGAATAATCCATCTTGGCCCAACCGCCATCACCCACATCCCCTAAAACGGTGTTACCCCCTAATGCGTCCACCAAGATCAACTTGGTTCCCATGACCCGGTAGCATTGACCATTCCAATTAATTGAGCCTCGACTTACCCCTGGCCCGCTTCCTTCTTGAATTAAACCATCGCCTGGCCTTAAATAGCCCTCAGAAATACCTTGTTTTAGCGCCACAGGGACGAGATTACGCGGATACGACGTTTTGAAATCCGAATTGGCATCGGTATAGATGCCGCTTAGGATCGCAACCTGGGTCACTGGCCGCCTTCACCCGTTTGTATATGCAGCGTCGTCGAGCCGGTTTCTTGGAGATAAGCGACCGTATCATCGCCATCCCCTTTTTGTAAGATTAATGCTTGACCTGGTAAAACAGGCGTATCCGCATTGGTTGCAGTTTGCGCACCCTTACCCACGCGCACATAGCATAAGTTGGTGGCTCCCGAATTCACGAACCGAACCGATTTTGCCGTTGCATCAATCGTGACTGACGCAGACGTACCGCCAGTCGTCACAATCTGATTCGTTCCACGACGGGGCTGAAACGGAGCGCGAATAGTCATATTCAATTCCTTACGGCAAAAAAAAAGACAGCGCAGAGCTGTCTTGGTATTGGCGTTAAATAGGCTTAACGCAAAAAAAATAGCGTTAAGTGCACTTAACGCTAACGATTTTTAGGCAAAAAAAATCCGCGACTAGCGCGGATGGACTGTCTTAGAGTGAGCTGCCTGTGCGGCAGGATACGTCTAGAAAAAAACAATTATTTACTAAGCTGCCTGTGCGGCAGGATATATCGAAAAAGTCAACTATTTCCTAAGCCCTCTATTGGACGAGGGCGGTATTTTACCAAGCCTAAAGCTGCATATCAAGATAAATTTTCTATTTATCCCGCCCGATACCAAGCCTTTAACGGCCCACCATCAAACCGATACTTAACGAATCCATTGGCAGCTAAGGTTGTCACTGCTCCCCCGATCGTAGCACCATTGCCGTTTAAGGTTAAAGCGGTGATCGTGTTTGTTGTGGTAATAAGTATCTCAGTTCTGTCCACCACATTCGTCGACACTGGAAAGGTAATCGTCAAAGTGGCAATCGTTCCCGCAGGGGTGATATCTAACCAAACACTCTTTTGCGCATCTAGCACAACAACGGTGCTGCCTGTCAAGGGTGCGGCATATTGGGTAACTTTATTATCTTGCGTGGCAATCGTTTGTGTGGTAAGCCAATTAACAAACTCTGTTAATGAAACCTTGCGCGTATCGCCACTTGCTTGAGAAAAAATGGCAAATAAATCGCTGCCCGAAATTTGAGTGCTGGAATTAAGCTGATTAATTTGGCGCGTAGATCCGAGTTGACTCATGATGATTCCTATTTAAATGGCAATTCGTTATCCCCACCGGTAGCCAACGAGGGGTCAGGAGGTTGAATAAATGGGCTCCATGTGTTGCGCCAAGATTTCGCGCCCGCACCACGTGGCATCGTGCTTGGAAATTGCATACTGGGCGGCATGATGGAATTGGCGTTGAGTAAATTCAAACGGGCTTTTTCCGCTTCATTACTGAATTTAGGGGTAATTTCTTTACCCAGGCCAAATGCGATCAGGAGACCCAAATTCATATAGACCGGATAAATCGCATAAGCAGGCAAATTGCTATCTTGGTCTACATCCAGCGTTGCGTCGTTACTAGAAATGGGATAGCCCATTCGGATATATAGACCACCTGCCCATGAAGCAATCATTGCGTCCATATGGCCGCAAATATCGGCATACTGCTCTGGCTGCAGATCATAGACATAATCAGCTAGACCACTAACTGAATAGGCTTTGCTAATCAATTGCCGTTTGGTCCACGACATGTTGACTCCTCATTGAGATAATTTGATTGACGCGCTCCTGCAAAACTTGATCGCTCACGGCTGGGTGAAAACGTATTTTTAAAGCTTTCGCTTGTTGTTCTAAGGATTGTCTTTCTGAATTACTCTCGACTACTGGTAGCGTTTGTTCATTGACCACTTGACTTTTTATCGCTTCTGGGAGTGTGCTATACCACCCGGCTTCCAAAGCCGCTTCATATTCTTTTTTATTTTGTGTCAACAAAGAAGAATAAGACCCTCCCTGTCTAGAATGCGGGCCATGATTTTTAAAAACCAAGCGCGGAAATTCCACTATCATTTTTTCTCTTTCTTGGCTTTTCTAGCCACGTTTAAAGCAATAGCAATCGCTTGTTTTTGCGGTTTTCCAGCTTTCATCTCAGTTTTGATGTTTTGTGAAATGTTTTTTTGGCTATATCCTTTTTTGAGCGGCATGTTTTCACCTAAGAAAGTCTAAAAAGTGTCCACGTCGCCGTATTCGTACGACTTGCCCTAAACCGCCCGGATGATTTGGTCGTCGCGGCGTTATTAGCCGCCACATCCATGTCACCCACCAAGGTCCAGCCGGTATTGGTCGCCAATAGGGCATTTTCAGCAGCGACGGTAGAAATATTGATCAGAGAAAAATCAAACGCATAGCCAATGATTGGTCCACCAATGGCTAAATCTAAATTCGTTCCCGTCGGTAAAGTTAAAGTAGAAGTCGCGGCTCCCCCTTGATTGACGGTCAAAATGCCGCCTAAGAGTTCCGCTCCAGTTAAAGTGGTGCTAGTCGTTTTTGCCGCTGCTGAACCTTGCTTGACAAATAGCGTGCTATTGATGTAAACCTCACCGGGTAGCCCGGATCCTGCTGCGGTGCCCGGCGTCATAATGACGTTGCCGCCATTACCTGTGCCTTGGCCGGTTCCGCCCGTAATCAGAGCATTACCGCCGACCGAATTGCTGCCGACGCCAGCATCTCCGCCTAACAATGAACCAGTTCCGCCAGCTCCATTCGATCCACCGGTTCCCCCTTTTATCGAGGCTGCGCCGCCTGATCCTCCGCCATTGCCTGTGCCGCCCAGTACATCGGCGGTCCCGCCAGCATTGGCGCTAACACCTGGTCCACCTTTAACTAAAGCTTGTCCGCCTACGCCGGCCCCAGCTGCGCCGGTACCGCCGACGAGTTGCGCAATACCGCCTGCGCCGTTCGTGTTTGCTGATCCCCCAATAACTGAAGCAGTGCCACCCGCGCCACCGATACTAGTTCCAGCTTGTAAAGTGGCCGCACCGCCAGTTTGCCCGGTAATCGTGGCATCGCCACCTGTTACCGTCACTGCTCCGCCATTGCCAGCGGATGCACCGCCGGCTCCTGCCTTTAAACTGATGTTCCCGCCTACGCCACTCGTCGCGCCGCCTGCCCCAGCTGTAATGGCGACGTTCCCCCCGTTTGAAGTCCCGCTACCATTGCCGGATGTAATGTTGACCGCGCCCCCAACACTATTACCAGCGCTAGCATTACCCGCTGTGACATTGGCTGCGCCGCCTGCTCCCGAAGTGGCTCCCCCATTCGAGCCGGTTAAACTCACTGCACCGCCTGCCCCGGTTGCACCAGCTGTGCCGCCCGTTACAGTGACTGGGCCCCCTGCATTAGCTGAAGTACTGGATGCACCGCCTGATATTGCAACCGTGCCGCCTTGCGCAGCATCGACTCCCCCGATCGTGTAGGGCGAAGACGTTGCTTTGATGTTGCCAATCGTGACTGGTGGCGTAACAGACGGCGTCGTTCCCGTGTCATAGATCACATCCGCCGTACCCGCTTCGATTAAAAACAGGGTAGGGCTACTCACCGCTGCGCTGGTGTAATACTCATTAACCGCAGAGGTATAAAAAAGCTGGTATCCCTCAGGTTGATTAGGCGTGATGATTTTTTTGTAAATCTTGACTGGCGCATAACTCGTCAACGCCAATTTGTCGCCTGTTGCCAGCGAGAGTTGGATAGCGCCTAATGAATGAAGAAGGTTGGCCATGCGATTTCCCAAAAAAAAAGCCGCCCGAAGGCGGCTGATTTATGACCATTTTGCTGAGGTCAACAAAATGGTCTAGTCCAATATTGAGACCCTATCTAGGATGTCCTCGATAGGGTCATGCACAAGAAAAGCGCAAAACGTGTGCACGTCTTTTAAACGTGCACATTTTTTGTATTGCTAAGCCTCCCGAGTTAACGACCAGGCTCCTACGCCAGTCCTTCTCGCTCTAAAAAGTGCTGACGAGTTCAAACTACCTGCTGCGTTATAAGCTGGAATATCCATTGCTCCCACTAACGTCCAACCTGTGTTAGTAGTAATCGTGGCGTCCTCGGCATCCACTGTTGAGGTATTGACCACTACAAAATCAAAGTAGTCATTGATCCTCATATCAGGGCACGCGGTATCCATCGCCGTTGCTAATGGCAATTGCTGCGCAGACGCTCCACCGGCACCCTGATTAATCGTGATCAGCCCGGCTTTGATATCCGCTGCCGTCATAGTCGAGCTGACAGTTTTGGCCGTGGGCGTAGCTTGCGAAGCCACGCGTAACGCAATGTTGGGCGCATTGCTGATCTCGTAAAACACCACCGAGTCATACGCATCAATACGCACATTCGTTGCAGCACTTAAGGCCGAACTAGTATAAGTCTCACCGGCTACGCCTTCCTTGAGTAACTGATACGAACTAGGATGGTTAGGCGTCCCAACTTGCGTATAAATCTTGTATGGCCCATCACTTTTTACTGAGATCGAAACGCCCGAGGCAGCGGCAATCGTTTGCGAACCAAACGGATTAATTTTTGAAGTCATGTTCTTCTCCTTAAATTAAGTTTGGTTAAACAAAATGATCCCGGCCATTTCCGGGTTATTCATCGTCACGCCCCACAATGCATCGATACGAAACTTGGTTTTCATGTTGTCGATCAAGTATTGTTTTTGCATGACGATCTCGATGCCTTGGTCTGTGCTACCGCGCATCACCGCTGCACCTGCATCAACAGGCACTTCAAAACGACCTGGCATTAACTCGATCGCGTTTTTGTACCAAAACGGATTGGCGCCAGCCTTGACGGTGTTTAAGAAAACAATTGCGCTGTTAGAGGCTTTGGTCAGCACCACGCAGTTTTGGTACTGCGTTGCTCCTTGGGTTGGCACTTGATTACTGATGATCGGTGGGCTGATCGTCATAGTCGTGCTGGAGTTGACCGAAATGACACGAAAGGTCTTGAGCTGTCCGGTATCTTGTTTCGTGATGTGATGCACCGAATCGACGTTGGCAATCGTGAAACAGTCTCCAGCAGCCACACCAGTGGTTGACGAAACGGTCACTAACTGATAGCGGTTATCGACGTTGCTTTGCTCACCCGTTGCGGCGGTCGAAGTAGAAACGGGGGTATAGTCATTGGCGCCGTCTAAAGTACTAATCGTGATACCCCCTCCACCTGCAGCAGCTGGCAAGAGAAAGCTGGTATCCATTTTGTACGTCTCAAACGAAGCGACTCGACCCACATAAGCCTGCTCGTAAGCGGTAGTAGGTTTACCCGTCATGGTTTGACGAGCAGCCAGATTGCTTGCCATCCCGTTATAGTCACGGGTTGTGAGTGCCCCATAACGCGAATCAAGGTGGACCCCTTGCTCGTTAAATGTCGCCTCTATCTGTGCGATATCATCAAAGCCCGACGCGGCAGAAGTGCGTTTAACGACTAAAGTCCCTTGCAGCGCGGCGATATTCATGACCGCTTGGTTGACTTGAGAAGACAACTCAACGTGAGCCGACTCATTCAATCGTTGTTCTTGCAAGGCGTCGCGTAGTTCTCTGGCAGTCATGTACCATGGGGCGCAACGGTGGTACGACAATCTTGACGGCACCGATAACTGGACTTGATCTTTAAAGTTAGCCGACTGATCCTCGCCCGTATAAGACGTCATGATGTAACGGTAAGGACGCCAGATCGTGTCTCGACTGCGTTCCATTTGGACTGAGTCGGTTTTAAAGACGTTGACGTTATGGCTTAAAACAAGCGCATCGTTGAATCCTTCTAAGATGTTTTCAAACGCGACGCGTTCCTCTTTTGAAAAGCTATTGCTCATGGCAATTCCTCCGGTAATGCTTTTTTACCGGCGAAAAAAAACCCGCTAAAAAGCGGGTTCCATGAATTCGGGGTAAAAAAGCGGATTTATTTCTTGCGTAAAGCCCGTTTGTATTCCACGACTGGGGTGATATCGCCGGTCTTTTCAGATTGTTTACGCAAGGCTTCTAACTTCGCATCCCCTCCACCAAACGATGCCGAGCCAGATTTGACGCGGCCTTCAGGGGGAGGAGCAGATCTTTTCGGGGTTACTTTCAATTGAGTCTCCAATGCACCAAGTTCATAGGCAAATTTTTGGTAGGATTTGATTGACGCTAATTCTTTGCGTTTAGCGGGATTTTTCCCAAGGGCATACGCCATCAACGCAGGATCCTTAGAACAATCAATGAGTAAGCCTTGCTGTGTTTTATCAAAGTCACGAACAACTTCATATTCCGCATCTTCGTAGTTACTGACTTTGCCTTGTAGCTTGGCTTTTTTCTCGTTATAGAACGCGACACGTTGACTAAATGCAGCATTAGCCTGCTCTTGCTCGAGTTTTGCCCTAGCGGCTTTTTCATCGAGCTGCCATTTTTTTTGGTACCAGTCGGCTAATCGCTTTTCATACTCATCCGTGTCGTAATTCACCTCATCTAAAGTCGGCTTCATCCCTAATTCAGTGGCTTGTGCTGGCTGAATTTGAGTTTGAGCTTCCTTTAGCTGCCTGTTTTCCCGTTCTAATTCCCGATAACGTTTCCTTAGGTCGTTGACAAAACCTGATTTTTTTGCTTCGTCTTCCTGGTCGGTGGGAGGCGCTTCCTCACCTATCGTGACAACCACTTGCCCATCTTGGTCTTCCTTAGGCGATTCTTCTTCAGTTTCGCCTTCGGTTTCTTCAGTGGACTGTGGGTTTTCTTCGTCTTCAGTTATTAAGTCTTCCTTAATAACTGAATCCTCATTCACGTCTACATCTTCTGCCAGTTCGCTCAATTTATTTCCCCTTCATCTCGCCCTTTATGCGGAGGCGGTCACCGCAACTCAGCTAGTCGGTAGCTGGAACCGTTTGCTGAAGCTCTTGTTGCTTCAAGCTATTACTGTATTCATCTTGTGCATGCTGATGGAGCATATTGATGGCATCCATCACCGCTTGGTTTTTACTTAAATTGATCTTAGACATCGTCTCAAGCGTTTTGGCTTCGCTCTCTTTTGAGCGGGCAATGTTTAAGACTGTATCTGCGCGTGCTTTCGCTGCTTCGGCTTGTGCTTGTTCTGCTGAAGCTTGCAAGAATTGCGAATTGGGGTCAGGCGGTTGATTGGCCGCTTGCTGCGCTTGCAATTGCATTTGTTTGGCTTCTTCAGGTGTTGGCTTGACAACTCCTTTGTTTAGCAGTAGGGATCTGAAGTAGTTGCGTACATCTTCTAATCCTTCCCCTTCCATGTTCATCATGGCTGTGGCTGCTAGTACCCCTTGCGTATCCGTGTCTTGTGTGATAGCCATCATGTTAGTTAAATTACGCACAGTGGCTTCTCGTTTTGATGATGAACTCGGGCCGACCTTAACAGCGATATCTAACTTGGCATCGGATAAATCATTCTCATACGTCATTGCGCCTTGATCAGTTAAAGTAGGCTTCATCAATTCAATGGACTGCATTTTGTTTTGAACATTTAAGCCCTTCATTTTTCTTCCCTGTTCAATGTAGTTATCCTTGGCTTGGGATAACCACACTTTGCCGTTGAATTTCATCCCCTTAGAAAAGTTAGAGATATATAAATAGGCTTTCATGTCAAGTTGCTGTTGAATCGCTTCAACCGCACGCCCGGACATGTGAGACTTGACTTCTTCTGCTGCTTCTGATTTACCTTGTATGTCTTCTAAATCTTGCTGCACAAGCTGCACTAGCGCGGCCATCGAAGGCGGCACTTGTGGCGGTTGCGTATAGGGGGGTTGGACTGGCAGTGGATTGCCGGCTGCGTCCATGAGCGGATTAGCGAGCAGGTAGGGAAAGTTCTGGATATTGTCCTCGGCCCACATAATCGTATGACCGGCTACCTGCTCAGGCGCAAAGATAGGTTTTTGCACAGTCGATAAGGCTGAAATCTCAGCCAATTTGCTGTACAACATATTGGTTAAACGTTGCAAGTCGCGAGATAACCGCACATCGCCCATACAGCGTTCGATGTTGTCAATGAACCAGCGCTTACCATAAACCGGCACAATCGGGATATACTCACCGGCTATTTGTCCTTCATCTTCCATCACGCGTTGGCCGTTAAGTAAATACTTATGCACACGGTTTCGCTTGACTTTTTTCTCGCGGCTCTTAATAAATCCTGTTGCTTGTAGACGCCCTTCTAGTTCATCGTCATTTTCAAAATCATCGTCGCTATAACGTTGCTCTTCGCCGTTTAAGCCTCGATACACATGCACCGTTTGTTTTTCTTGCTCGATTTCATAGTATTCGCACACAAACACCATATTCGGCGTAGACCAATCAAACTCCCACTGGTGAATGAGCTTGGGCCAACTAGTTGGATCGTCGTCATACTCTTCCCTATAGGCCTCTCTGGTCATCGCGTTTAGAATAAATGCAAACTTTGCATCGCTCTTGTCTTGGCGTTTGGCATCTAAGTCAAAAAATACGCATGAGTCGGCATCAAAGATAGGTTCAAAGCATATGCGCTGGTAATCGTTTTCTGGATCGCCTTCGTCTTCATAGTACGAACGCACACGCCACGCGCCAAAACCACCCGTGACTGCTTCTTCAAAGGCATTGTCATAAGCCTCTTCAGCATTACAGTCTTGCTCATCTGCGCGGTACAACATGTTGCAAGTTTGCGCAATTTGGTCGCGGTTTTCGCCATCCTTGGAAATGAACTCAACATCGATGCGGTTATTGCGGTACTGATTGATAATGCGAATACACCCTGCATGCACCTTGTTAATTTCTAGTCGAGGCTTGTTGACAAACTGCTCATATAAAGGTCCTTCCCATTGCGCACCAGCAATCGAGCAAAAGCGTCTATCTTGTAAGCACTGCAAGCGCTCATCACGCAAAGCCGTTTGAATGCGATCAAACCGCGTGAGTGCTCGGTAGTGCACCTCTTCTAAGCGCTCTTCCTTGGTTTTTGCCATCAGGTTCCTATGGGCGAAAAAAAACCGCCTCGTTGGCGGTTAAGTGTTTTGTATAGACGAAAAAAAACCGCCCTTAGGCGGTTTAGTCTTGCATCGTGAACTAAACGGATGCGTTAGTTCAGGGAAATGGCTTTCCCTGTACTAATTATTTCTTTCATGCTAATGTAATTAGCGAAAGGCACCTAGTTCCAACCTAGCGCCGCGTTATGGGTAATCACGCGTGATCTAGCGGTTCTAGTTTGCCTTTCATTCCTTTTAAAATTTAGGCATTATTTTCGAAATCCCTTCAATTCCTCAGCAAACCGCGCCCGTTCCCCCAACTTTCCGCCCTTTTTAGCCGCGGCAGCTAATTTTTTAGACGGGATTTTCTTGCCCATCGGCACATCTAGCTCGCGGTGGAGGGCACCAGGATGTTTGATCGCATTCTGAATGAATTTCTTAGATGCCATGTCATTCTCCCTGGGATCCTTGGTTGATAAGTCGTATTATCAACCAAGCATTTATGGTCATTCTTGGGGTTTATCGAGACGCCACCTCACATAAGTCCCTTATTATTTGAGACATAGGAGGAGTCAGGCCGTCTGACTCATTGGAATTTAGCATGCTTTCAAGCTCAGGAGAGCCCTTCATCATTTCCAACATCTCCCAAAACGCTGCTTTTACTTCTTCACTCATTGGTTCTGGTGGCATCGAATTCTTCCTCTTTTGGTAATGTAAGAACGAATTTACCATCTTCTGGTCTGAATGTAATAATGGTATTTTCTAATTGCTTTATAAAACTATTTTTTAATTCATTGAAAAACTCATTTTCAGGTAAGGCATATATTTGATCCAATATCTTTTGTCTCATTGCTTCTTCTTTGTCTTTATTGCTCATCATCAATCATATCCTCTATTATCCGTTTTTTTCAGGTAGCTCCCAAACAATATCTTCTATTTTATGGTCTTGCGTGGTCGGAAATATTGTTTTTGGCATAGGCTCCAGCGAGCAGAGCTCTGCAAATTTTGCCATCATTATGTTCTTCTCTCGCTGTTTTTTTGGAGTTAGAATAGCAAATTGTTCGCAGTAGTATATATAGTTACTCGTCCATTTATCTGATAATAAATCTAATTCTTTAGCAAATATTGGGTCATGTTTGGCATATCGTTTTTGCATATTTCTAATGAAATCCGCCCATTCCAGATGTAGACATTCTGGCTCCCATTTCAAAATGGTCAAGAGATCATTTTTCAATTCTTCAATGAAGCCAATTTCATCTTTTTTCAAAATGCACTACCATTAGTGGATATATTAGAAAATTGTTTTTGTTCTAAGCCTTTTTGTTGCCTAGTTGCTAAATCTTCTGAGGGATATGAATAACATTTCAAGGCTGTTTGGTAATGGTTTTCTAGGTTTTGCGCAAAATTCTCTATAAGACTTTTCATTTCCTTATTCATCTGTACACGATGTCCCATCCGATAACCAATAAAAAATACACCAACGCCCACTATCAAAGTGATTAAAGCCAGCAATATTTCAAAAACCATTTAAACTCTCCCAACTTGTAAGCAAAACTTACCAGTTCATGTCAGCACAGCAGTTTTTATACCCATTTTCAGAATTGACTTGGCTTCTTGAGCTTTGATTTTTTTATATAATCTCTCATGCATTGCTCATGTTCTTTTTGCAAAACTTTTGCATATTCCATATTTAAACTTTCATTTGGGTAAATGAAATTTTTTTCAGTTTCTACATCATCTTGCCGCTCTATTTCTTCATTCAGGATATCTTCTTGTATTTTATCGACAATATCTGGCGTAACTTTTCTATTATTTTCAATATTTTTCATCATAAAAACGTAGGCACGCATATCGTTTATCTGCTTAGTTAGCCTAATCACAAGATTGGTAAGTTTCTCTAGGTCTCGTGTTGTGCGCACCATTGTCCATGAAAATAATAGAACAATTATCGTGGAGGAAGCATCACGCCACTGTATGTCAGCAAAAAGATAATTCAAAAAATCCATCATTTTAAATTTCCCACACTATCAACCAAAGCAATAACGGTAACTAAATTCATTAAAAAGATCCCCCAAGTAGGCATCTCTTTGCCCACTATCGCTAAAAAGATAGTCCCAATGATGAACCCTACCAACACGATTAAAATAATATCCACTCACTTATTCTCAATACAACGCTCTATTTCCTCTTTCAGTCTGTTTTCTTGTATTTCAGAAATAGTTGCAACATACCCCGTTAGATCGCTTGTCTTTTCCGTTAGCGTAGCTAAAATATGATAAATATCCGCTATTCGCTCGTAAATTCTCGAAATTTGTCTGGTGTGCGACCACAATGTAAATGAAAGTACGAATATCAGTAACGATATTGAAACGTCTTGCCACTTTATTAACCAATCTAGCATCTTATCCCCAATGCGACACAATCCTTAACGGCTCAACAGTCTTAGCCACCAACTGCTTAGCCCGTCTTGTTCCTTCACAAGCATATCTTAGGGCATCGATCAAGTGATTATTCTTGTCAGACAAAATCGGTAGCACGTGTCCGGTTTCTTTATCCACCTTGTAAGTATAAGTTGACAATTCATCAATCAAATGCTGACAACGTGGGTGCACAACTATATCGTGCGACTGTAGGAACGTAATTCCTTCCTCAATCGATCTTGCCCCTTTGACAGCAGGCAAGATACGCGGAAAACCATGGTTTCTCAAGTACGAAATTGTTTCAGGCCTGGCGCTATCAGCAATTAATGGCCATTTCTCCGCCTCAGGCACCGACATAAACAAGTCAGGCAGCCTATCGATCTCACACCCAACTTGGTACGCCTCGTAATCCACATACAAATTACGCCCTTCAATCCAGCACCTAACTAGCACACTCGGGTCTACACTAAATCCCCAGTCTGCTCCATAGCGTAGGGTGGTGCCCCTAGGGGGCTCGCACTCCTCAATCTTCCAGTGTTTAAATACCCGTGCTTGGCTATTTTGAATATGCTTCCCTAACCAGATATGCGCATAGTTATCCTTATCCCTATCACGCATGTACTCCATTTCTTTCCTAGAAGACTCAGGAAAAAAAGGGTTATCCGTATAGTTGCACTCAATGCTTACCGTGCCACTGGGGGGCTTACCACCCCTAAAGAACACATCGATTGGATCAGTCGGTAAGTGTGGGTTCCAGGTAAAGATTAATCTCGCCCCGTCTTTACGCATGATCGTAGGCGTCAGAATATCAAGCGATCGCTTCGATAAACTTTGCGCTTCTTCTACCCATGCCTCATCAAAGCCTTCTAATGACTTGATCGAGTCTGCTGTGTGCTGCTGCAACCCATCAAAGATAATCAAGCCACCCCACTTCGTCTTGATCCGGCTTTCTTGAACCTCAAAATAACTTCCTGCGTTTAACTTCTCAATCTTGTGCTCAATCGTACGTTTAGCCGAGTACTGCAAAGACTTTTGCGTCTCCCGTAAGCACACGGTATCGCGCTTTGCTCTAATGTGTGACTCAACAATTAACTCTGCAACAAAATGAGATTTCCCACTCGAACGTCCACCGTGTATGTCTAAATAGCGCCAATCTGTAAGCGCTGGTAAAAACACCCGCGGTGTCGGTATATTTACGCTAACCTTTTCAGCCATGTTAGAAGTGGGATTTTTTTATCCTTAACTTTTCCCCAATAAAAAAAGCGCCTATTGGCGCTCTTAAAAGCAAAATGGCCACCCTTAGGCAGCCATTTCGGACGGGACTTTCTCTTAACCTTTAATTGTGCCACAGCTTGTGGCATAAATCCTAAACATGAAAATTACTCAATTTCCTATTTTGGAAATGAAAATTTTTAATTTGTCAATCGAAATTTTTAAAATCTTTAATTTCGAAATGAAAATTGGTGGGGGGCGTGCAGCACGCATTCTCCCTGCCGATGTGCGAGGGGTGTCATACCCCGCCTGTCGGACTAGCGATGGAGCACGTGTCAGACAAACACCTACAACAAGGCCAGATAAACACTGACGTGCGCAAAGTCACAATCCGATTGATTTGCTTAGCTTCTCAAAATTTCTTTTTTCTTCATACAACGCTACTTTTTGCTCTACACCAATCGTGCGTTGTGAGAGCTTTTCGAATTTTGTGGGCTCTAACAAATATGCAGTTGCTTGTATTTGAGCGTTAGTCATCGATTGACCTTTAATTTCAGCATCTGTCATTATTCTAAACATTTTAATCTCCCCGTGATTTCTTTCCTTGGTCAAAGTATATGCAAGTGAAATCACATGCACAAGTATTTTTTCGACCAACATGGAAGAAGTTGTAACTATTATTTACAGCCGGAGTTGGATGATTTAACGCACTGCCTGCGCATCAACGGGCACTGCATCAGCAACGTCGCTGTGCTCAACTGTCGTTGCTAGCGCTAGCGCATTAGAGCTCGCTAGAGCCGACGCACCAGGATCAACAATCGTGCGCGTAATCGCCGTAATCTCTACTGTACCCGTATGTTCTTGCGTTACACGCTCACCATAGCGCTTAGAATACAGCTTAGACATCAGCCATTTGTCTGTCTCAATGATCAAGCGCGACCGGCTAACAGCTGCATGATTAGCGCACACGCGCCCTGTTTCATCAACGTACGTATCATTAGACGCATCAGCAGCAACGTCGCGCATGCGATCACCCATTAGCTCTGCTTGTATCTCGCGCGCACGCGCGTACGACTCCCAGAAACTTTCGTGCTCATTATCCGCGAGCCACCGTGCAACAGTATTAATAGACGGCATGCCTTCGCGCTTACAGATTGCAGTCAATGTATCGCCGAGCATCAGCTGAATGCATAGCTCTTTAACAAGAGCTTCACTATAGATACTTGGCCTTCCTCTTGCTTGCGTCATCTACGTATTATTCCCATAAAAAAACTAAACAATTTACTTGTATATTTTAAATACAAGAATATAATATAGTCATCAAGCGGTTAAACAGACGGGAGAGCGAAATGAACACAGCAATCCAACAGGCAAAAGCAACAATCGAAATAACACGCAACGAGATCAACAACGCAATCGCAACAATCGAAGCGGCTAAAAAGAGAATGAAAATTCTCTGCAGTGAACTATGCAAATACGAACTCGCTGACTCACGTACGAACCGAAGCGTATGTAACGCATCACAAGAAGCGGGCACTTTATATACTAAATCATGTCAGCTCAGTCGCTATCTAGAAACAGCGAATGCGCTGCTATCGATTTAAGCTGTGTTCTAAACCGCTTGTGCAGCGGTATAACAAGGAAAAATCATGAGCACTTATTACATAACTGAGTACAAGCCGCTACTATTTGGCTGTGAAATTCTCTACACAGGAAAATTTGATGCGGACGATGACGATATAAAGACAGCACAGAAAAATGCCGAGCGATATAAACTACATTGTGACAATGAGCTCGAAATCGGCGTATTCGCACAAAACGAGTCAAATATTGTGGATGGCAAAGAGGCCTGGAGGCTCTGTTACACAAAAAACGGTAAATGGGTCGATGTCAGTAAGAAACACGAAAAAGTTCGGATTACATTTAAAGGCGGCATTTATAACTGCAACGCTACTCAAGACATTAAGTCCGGGTTCATTGTGAGCTCAGAAATCAAAACTTTGAGGGAATCCTTGTTAGATGACGAAAAGAAAAACTATCAAAAACTAAGCCTCGTTCATCCTGACGCACTAACACTAATTATACAAGCGCAAGATGAACTCATCGCGCAGCTAAAAGAATCTATTGCGCTGCTAAAGGGCGGTATCTATTAATCTAAAGTTAGAGAGCCAATGAACGAATCTCAATTAAAACCGGCTCGTGCACGCGGCCGCCCGCGTGGTCCGCAGACTGACCATCGACAACTCCATGTCTATTTAGAGCCAGAGCTAGTCGAGTTTGCGAAAAAGTTTGGGAA